GGAGCCAGGGTTCCCTCGAGTGTCCGGTAGTTCGCGCTGATCTCCGCCTCCGGATAGAACTCATCGTTCATGATGACGTTAGCCGGCAGGGTATAGCTCGGGATCACCACGTGCTCACGGTCGTTGTAGGTTTCGCGGCGAATGGCTTTGTTATCGACCTTATGGTTGATATGAATCTGAGATGGCATGCTGATTTCTCGCTGCTATGCGGCGTGGTGGTGACCGCAGCCGCAATGTAGATGGTTGGCGACAAGTCCGGCCTGCTGCGCCTTCTCCAGCCGCTTCTTCGCCATGTCGATGACGTTCGGGTTAAGCGGTTTGCCGTCGGCATCCACCAGCACGGCTACCTGCGTGCATTTGCAGTTAATGGCGTTACCGTCAACGCTGTACCAGTCCCGAACCTCCTCGGTGGTGTAAAGGTGGGCGTGGCGTAGCGCGTGCTTACGGCGGGTTGTTGGGCTAAGTGCGGAGAGGTGCATCTGCCGGGTCATGATGCCGTACTGGGCCTCGGCCTCGTCCGACTCATCCCAGCGGGCGCGACGCAGAGCCGTGGTTATTTCGGTTCGCGCGATACGCTTTGCGCGGCCGATCTCCATTCCGGTCTGCTCAGTCAGTCGCTTAGCAATATCACGGGGGTTTTGGCCTCGCCCCATGCAGTCGGCAAGGATCCTCGCCATATCCGATTTCGTCCGCGCGCTGAGGTTTTTCATCTCCTCAAATACACGGGTGCGCACCAGCAGCAGACGGCGCTGATAAGGTTCGCTCAGCAGCAGTTGCTGGAGATTCTCCCGCCCGGCGGCGTATACCGCTGACTGCTGCGACAGACTGGCGAACTCCTGCGCCGTGCCGCGCTGGTACGCCTGGTTAACGTAATCACGCCAGAACCAGAAATTCGTCTCGTTACCGCCATAGAGAATCTCATCAACCAGCGCGGAGGCGTTCTCCAGCAGCATGGACAGAAGCGAGGTATCGAGGTCGAAGGTGTAGCGAAGGTTTACAGCGGGTGATGCGGGTATGCGGTCGAGGATGCTCTGGTAGGCTTTTGCGAGACGCTTGATCCGCCTTGAGAACTCATTCATCGCGCCACGTTCAAGGCGGTCTGCGCCCGTCGGGTCGCTAAGATTTCCGGGCAGAATCGGAGGTTTTATTATCCTCTTCGTCTTTTTCTTCATCGTCATCCTCTCCCAGCGGTTCAGGTGATCCCTCATACCCGGCGGCCACGCGGATTTCTTCGCCCGTAAACGGCTGCTCGCCAGTTCCTGCTGACGCACTATTGATCTCGGCCATGAGTTTGGCGGATGCCAGCTTCTCTGCATCGGTGCTGGCGTTCAGGTCATCCCAGATAACCGTCTTTTGTGGTACCGCGTCGAGAATGCCCAGCAATACCAGCTTGTCGCACAGGTCTTCAATATCAAATGACAGATCGCCGCGTCGGGACTGGCAGCGCCCGTTAAAGTAGCGCTGGTCCTCAGTGCTGGCCCGCTCGCCCGTCTGCATGCCCACAAGGATTTTCGTCGGGATATCCAGCGCTGCGCCAGCCGTCTGCAGGTTTACGTTGTAGGTTGGACCAGGGTCGGCGACAGAGGACACCAGCGGCGTCACCGTTGCACCCTGTGTAGTCAGCAGCGCATCGTTGCCGCGATTAACCTCAACAGCGGCTTCGTTGAACTTCTCCTGCAACTCATTGACATCGACGTTGTACATTGAGGCCAGGTTGCTGAAGTCGATCTCTTTATCGAAGTTGATATTCAGCTGGCGCGCGGCGTTCTTCAGGAAGGATTCACCGCTGCCGCCCTCCACTTTCTCCAGGCTGACGAACGCGTTATAGGCTGGCTCCAGAAAGCCGATGGCGTCCGCTGAATAATCGCCGAGGATAAACACGCGATCCGGGTGCACATCCACACGCCGGGTGCTGCCGTTTGGTAGGCGCTCAACGTACTCCCACATCTTCGGCTGTCCGTAGGTACGGGAGTTCAGACCCGTATCCCACTCTTTGACCTTCAGCGCGCCCGCCCAGGCGACAGTGATTTTTTCCAGGCCGCGACCTTTCGTGGCTGGGAGATTCCAGTCCAGACTGTCGCGAATGTGCAGCAGGATACCGGAGTAGCGGCCCACCAGCCGCCGCAAATCCGCTTCAGCAAAGGTGCGCCAGAAACGATGGCTAAAGACGGCTTTCGCCTTGCTCTCCCATGTAGTTACCTTGCGCGTTTCGTCGGCCTTTTCGCCCTCGATGATCTCCGGGTTGCTGAGCCAGCAGGTGCTGGTAATTTTTCGCACCGCGCCGTGAGCGATGCCGCCGCGCCGGTACAGGCTGTAGAGGTCGTCAAAGGTCAGATCCTCTTTGAATCCGTACTCGCACCACGCCGTGCTGCGCTTAGCATCCAGTCCCATTGTCGGGTTAGCCGCCAGCATACGGGCGCGCGCAAGCCTGGCATCAGTCAACGCATGGTTGACGGCCAGTTGAAGGTTATTGTTCATGCCGGGGATCCGTTATTGGTGTTTTAACGCCCTTGCAGGCGCTTAGGAATCATCATGCCCACCGACTGCGGCTTCCGCTTGATATAGCCATCAAGGCCGTATCGTATGCCATCCCAGCAGTGGTTGTTCTTATCCTCAATGATCGGCAGAACCTCTCCGGTTATCCGGTCAGTTTTGTACGAATAGAGGCGAGCCTCTTTAGCCGTTTCCTTACAGCGCGGGTGAATAATAATCTGCTTAAAGCCTCGAAGGCAGGCGATACCATCTTCAACACTGCCCTGCCATTTCTGGGCGGCGGAGATATTGAAGCCCTGTCCTTTAACGTGGCTGATTGTTTCAGGGCGAGAGTTATCACCCTTGATGGGCCATTTACGCGCCTCCGGTATGCCCGGATATTTCGCTTCGTCGGTGACCTTCCATTCCTCAAGCTGTTTGGGCTTCGCGCCTTCCTTCCCGGCGTAGAACTTCCACATATCATCCAGCTCTACGCCGGTGCCGTAGGCTTCGTATTCGATGTAGAGGCTACTGTCGAGGATAAACATCCGGATAAGCGTATTCGGGTCTTTGGCGAAACCAAAGTCGGCACCGAAAAGTAAGCGCTCCGCTTTCTGCCACAGATTGTCATCAAAGCTCTGGACGACGTACTTATTCGCCAGGACCTGCTTGTCAGAGTTTTCGAGATAAGCCCCTTCCCAGATCCACGCATAATCTGCGTAATCGAGGTTTTTAAGATCTTCCCGCCGCTCCTCTTCGAGCACCTCAGGAAACCATGGGTTATCGCCATAGTTCATTTCGACGATCATGGAGCTTTGCGGAGGGCTCTTTCTGAACAGCTTGTCTGTGGAACTACCGTCTTTTTCCGGGTTCCACGTCACCCATATTTCAGAACCTTTTTCACGAACGGTTGGCCGCAGCTTCTTCCAGGCTGTTGCCGAAACTGATTCGGCCTCATCGACCCAGGCGACAAGAATACGCGCCTTAGACTTGATGCTGTCCAGGTTGTGGCGAAGGCCGCAAAACACATATCCGACCTTGCGATTTTTGGTACGAATGTACTTTTCGCCAATATCGAAGTAATCATCCAGCCAGGGCACAGACCTAATGGCCTGCTTAATCTCCTCCATGGATGACTCTTCCAGGGAGTTCATAAACTCACGGGCGCAGAGGATTACACCGCTAAGACCTGACTCTGCCGCCTGGTATGCTTTAACCGCACTCATCAGAGCAAAAGTGCGTGTTTTGGCGGATCCACGCCCACCATACGCGCCGCGATAACGAATACCTTCAGTTGCAAAAACAGGGACCAGCTTCGCGGGTATCTGGAGGTCAACTTGGCTTTCCATTAGTTGGCTCAACTCCCACCAGTCTGATTGTCGTCGGCTTCGGCGTCATGCTGCCATCCGGGCTGGTGTGCTCAACCTTCTGCCTGTTTGTGTACGCATCACCGACTTCTTTCGCTGCCTGCTCAATCAGCTGTGCCGTCAGCACAAAGTTTTTCATTTTCTCCGTGCTGGTGGCCATGCGGTTTAAAGTACGTAGCCGGTAAGCTTTATTCGCGATCGGGATGTCGGATATTTCATTCTGGAAGCGTTCGCGGGTGGCGTTGAACATGTCCACCCACTTCTGCGCCAGGCCTTTTCCGTTCGCTTTCGTCGGGTCGTGTGATTCCACCTGCTGGCGTGTGATCGTAAGGCCGAACTCTTTTTTGACGGACTCGACTACCTGAGAGGGAGTATCAAAACAGGCTAACGACTGGACGATAAAGGCTTTGACCTCTCCTTTTAATGCCGCCATTGGTTACCTGCCTGTCATAATCAGTCAAAATTTAAGCCAGCTTCAGCAGGCACGTTCCAC